AACCTTGAAGATGTCATTACACTTTGCAAGCAGTGCCATGAGAGGTTGCATATCACATTGAAGGTATGGCGATCTGAAAACAATCAAAGCAGGAACCAGTAATGGCACTAGCATTTAGTTTAGAAGAAAAGAAAGAACGCATCCGGCAAGCGATGGAGGTTTACTCCACTACCGGGACATGGTCTAAAGCCGACAACATCGTCCGGCGGCAGAGCGTAGAGAAGTGGGTACGAGACCCTGAGCTGCTGGCATACGCCACAAGCCTTGGATACCAGCAGATGTGTACCGACGAGGTAGCCTCTTTTGCACCGACTACGGCACACTACACCGCTCGTATCGCTTTCTCCGGTGCTTTGGTTCATATGCGGGATGGCAAGTACGTTTGCCGGGATGGCGCAAGAATCCACTACGCCATCAGCCACGGGCAGATGGTGATGTATAAGCTCGACGGTGCAGGGAACCGGCATCATGCAGGCCCGGCTTACTTTAGAGGTGCTGATGTCATGGCTAACGACTGGATGATAATAAGATGAAATACAACCAGGCACTTGATGCCTTGCTTGCAGAGAAGCCCATACGCCGGGCTTTGTGGCCTGAAGGGCTACACTTCCGGTTCAGTGAACTTTGGGACACCTTCAGCGTTGCAGAGGGTACAGAGGTAAAGGAAAACAACTCGGTCATCTGGCTTACCGCTAGTGACCTGTTTGCTGAAGACTGGATGATCGGTAAGTACAATCCGGTTACCGGGGAGCCGATATGGGAAGAAACCAAATGATTCTATTTACCATTGGTGCTTTGGTGGGGGCCGGATGCTTGGCGGTATACAACGAACTATATACACGCTGGCTGTATGCTGATGTAAAGAAACGGGCTAAGGCTCAAGGCATCAGCAAGGACAAGATGAGGGCGGCTATGCTCTGGGCTACCAGCGCGGAGATTAGGAAGAATCTAGATGAATGAACCACAAAACGGTAGACCCACAAAGTACACCGTACAAAACGTAAACCGCATCTTGGACGCTCTGCGCGGTGGTAACACCCGCAGGGCTTCCTGTGCTGCTGGCAATATCAGTCAAGATACATTCGCTAACTGGCTACGTGACCACTCGGCTTTTTCGGACGCTGTACAAAAAGCAGAGGGTGAAGCAGAGCTGCGCAACCTTCAGGTCATCCAAGATGCAACCCGCACTACATGGCAAGCGGCTGCGTGGTGGCTTGAACGCAAGCACAAAGCCGACTGGTCTAGCCGGGTAGAGCAGACTGGCGCAGACGGTAGCCCGGTAAAGGTGATTGTGGAATACGCGGATAAACCCGGTGCATGAGCTTCACCACGGCAACTGTCTTGACATCCTACGCACCATGCCGGATAACTCGATTGATGCGGTCGTAACCGATCCGCCGTACGGCTTATCCTTCATGGCCAAGCGTTGGGATTATGACGTTCCGTCTACTGAGATATGGGCAGAATGCTTGCGGGTTCTGAAGCCCGGCGGTTACCTGCTGGCGTTTGCTGGTACTCGGACACAACACCGCATGGCGGTACGCATTGAAGATGCCGGGTTTGAGATACGGGATATGTTAGCGTGGATGTACGGTTCCGGGTTCCCAAAGTCTCACAACTTAGACGGTGAACATCAGGGCTGGGGTACCGCACTCAAGCCAGCCATGGAGCCTATCACGATGGCACGTAAGCCATTCAAAGCCACCGTAGCTCAGAACGTGCAGGAGTGGGGTACAGGAGCCATCAACATAGACGGTTGCCGGATACCTTGCGACGAGTTAAGACCAAACATCATATCTACTGCAACTCTTCCTGTTAAAAATGCATTGGGTGGAAGTTTAAATGGAAGTAAAAAAGATGGAATGACAGATTCTCCACGCTGGCCTGCTAACGTGATGCATGATGGAAGCGCGGAGATTCTGCAAGGCATGGGCGAAGCGGCACGATTCTTCTACACACCTAAAGCCTGTAAGGATGACCGGGACGATGGATGCGATAATAACCACCCAACCGTAAAGCCTACCGACCTGATGCGCTACTTGTGCCGCATGGTTACACCTACCGGCGGTATTGTGCTTGACCCCTTCACCGGATCAGGTAGCACAGGGCGCGGTGCAGTGCTTGAAGGATTCCGGTTCATCGGTTGCGAGATGGATGGAGACTACATCGAGATAGCGAAAGCCCGCATCCTTGCAGCTGAGAAAGCGTACCAGCCTTGCCTGATATTCGATTAGTCTTACCAAGGCCGCACGAAGCCCAGCAGGTCATTCTGCGGGAAGCGAAGCGGTACAACGTCCTTGCCTGCGGGAGACGCTTTGGTAAGACAACGCTGGGCGGTAACTTGCTCAGTGACCCGGTGCTTATTGACGGCTTGCCGTGCGCGTGGTTTGCACCTACCTACCGCTTGCTGGAAGAGGCATACAACGACCATAAGCGTATCTATGCTCCTGTCATCCGGCGAGCTGTGCAGACACCCGCACCGCGCATCGAGCTTATAACCGGGGCAGCCATCGATTACTGGACTTTGGATGACCCGTCAACCGTTGCCCGTGGTCGTAAGTACAAGCGGGTCATCATTGACGAAGCCGCCATGGCACGGCATCTAGAGCAAGCCTGGACGGAAGCCATCCGCCCAACGCTAACCGATTACAAGGGGGATGCATTCTTTCTCAGCACTCCTAAAGGCTCCAACTACTTTCGCACCCTCTACAATCAGGCCGCTACTGATACCGACTGGATGAGCTGGCAGATGCCAACCACGGCTAACCCGTGGATAGATCCGGAGGAGGTAGGCAAGGCGGGGGAGTCTCTGCCGAGCATCGCTTTCCGGCAGGAGTACTTGGCGGAGTTCGTGGATGCGGCGGGAGCAAGAATCAAGCGCGAGTGGTTGCGGTACGGTGATTGCCCTGAAGGGTTGCCTACCTATATCGGGGTTGACCTTGCCATCTCTACTAAGTCTGAAGCCGACTACACCGGGGTTGCTGTTGTCTCCCGTGGTGACGATGGCACGATCTACGTTAGAGACATCAACCGCACCCGCGCTGACTTTGCTTCCGTGCTGCGCTTCATTGAGATGATGGCGGCTAAGTGGAATCCATCTATGATCGGCATCGAGCAGGTGCAGTATCAGGCTGCTGTCGTTCAGGAGCTTCTACGGCGCACAAAACTACCGATAAGGGGGATACGCCCAGACCGTGACAAAGTGACCCGCTTTGCGCCTCTGGAAGCCCGGTACGAGCAATCACAGGTTATGCATTGCCAAGGCCTACCGGCTTACTTTGAAGATGAGTTGCTATCGTTCCCTGTTGGGCGGCATGATGACGTGGTGGATGCTCTGGCTTATGCTTGGCAGGTGTGCGGATCAAAGCGAAGTTGGGGTGCCGTCTAGTCCTGTGGGATACTGAAGCCATGGGTATCTTTGACCGCTTCCTCGGACGTAAAGCCGCAGCCAACCCGACACAGGCACTACCGCTGCCACTTAGCCAGTCTAGGGACATCTACCTAACCGGCTATGGCTCTGGTCAGCTGCAAACCTTGCTACGCCGGGCGCTCCCTGGAAGCACTAAGGACTGGGCGAGGGTAGCCGGTGACCTTGGGCTAAACGGCGTTGTGGCATCAGCCATTGACTGGTACGTTAGGAACTACCCACAGGCCACGCCAAGGTACTACCGACCGGTAGACAGCCAACAGGCGGAGCCGGTAGAAGACCACCCGGTATTGCAGCTCATGGCGCAACCGGATCCGATGATTATGGGTAGCCTTTTCTGGGGCTGGGTCATTCAAGATTTCAAATTGTTTGGCAACACTTACCTGAGAAAGATACGCTCTTCCACCCGTGGCACCGTGACCGCTTTGCAGTTCCTCCCGCAGGACATGGTACGCCCGGTAGGCAATGGCATAAACCCGCTAACGCACTACGTATACACCACGGATGGCCGCTCGTTTGACATCCCGGTAAGCGACATCATCCATATCCGGTACGGTAGAGACCCTAGCGATATCCGCATTGGCCGTGCGCCGCTTACCGCTGTACTGCGGGAGATTGCAACCGACAACACGGCCAGCACTACCGCATACGGACTGCTTGCAAACGGGGCTATGCCTTCATTGATTGTCGGGCCTGATGCCAAAGAGACCAGCGTTGACATGAGCATGGATGATGCCCGGCAGGTGAAGCGCCAACTGCACGAAGACCTTACCGGGGACGGTTCCGGCGGCATCGTGGTTATGACCGGTGCCTACAAGATGGATAGGGTTAGCCTTACGCCTTCCGAGCTTGCTCTGGATTCCGTACGGCGTGTACCGGAAGAGCGCATCTGTTCAGCCCTTGGCATCAACCCGATGGTCTTAGGCCTTGGTTCGGGCTTAGAACGCTCTACCTACAGTAATTATGAGAGGGCGCAACAGGCCGCATGGGAAGATGGCATGGTGCCTTTGCTCCGTACTTTGGCGGATGCCATCACCGCTGACCTGCTGCCGGAATACCCTGAGACACAGCAGGGTGATTATGTTATGTACGACCTTGAAACGGTCAGGGCGCTTGCCGACGATATGCAAGCAGAAGCGGTAAGAGCCGAGAAACTCTACAAGGCTGGCATCATTGATCGGGCTGAAGCCAAGCGCATAGCAGGCCTTGAAGCCGTGCCTGAAGATGAAGGGCAGCTACACCCAACGGCAATCCCCGTACAAAGCGGCGGTGGCTTTGAAGGTGCAGCCGTTCGGTCTTACGATGTAAAGTTCCGCCCAACAGAAGCAATGCGGACAGCGGCACAACGGGCGCTTGATTGGAAGGCGGAAGGCTTTGACGGCGGCACACGGGTAGGCTTGGCACGGGCTAACCAAATCGTGAATGGAGAGCAACTTTCCGAAGATACGATACTGAGGATGTATTCTTTCTTTTCACGCCATGAAGTCGATAAGAAGGCCGAAGGGTTCAACAGCGGTGAAGAGGGCTTCCCAAGTCCGGGGCGTGTAGCCTGGGACTTGTGGGGCGGTGATGCCGGGTTCAGGTGGTCTACATCCAAGCGGGACGCAATGCAACCAGACGGCAAGAGCCTTGATGGTGACCACGTATGCACTCCGGGGGTAGTGTACAAGTCTCACCCTTTTTACGGGTACGAGCTGGAGATCAGCTCAAGCGAGTAGACAGCGGAACAGCACGGATATATGCCGCTGGGCAGAAGTATCGCAACGACTTATTGGAGCGTGAAGGCGTAGCCATTAGCCGTATGCAACGCGCATACAAGGCCGCAACCAAGGCAAGCATCGATGAGCTTGAAGCGCTGGAGGGTAGGATTGCCGAGCGTGAAGCCAACGGCGAACCGCCGAGCGAAACCATACTCTGGATGCGTCAGCGGATCATAGATAACATCGAGCAGCTCGGAAAGAACCTAAAGAAGTTTAGTCGTGAAGGAACACAAATAACAATCGATGGCCAGACTGAAGCCGCTACGCTTGCTAATGATGCAACGCAAAGCCTTGTGGAAGCGGCAGCGGGTAAAAAGCCCGCCAACGTTTCCATTGGTTCTTCATGGACAAACTTACCAGACGAGCAACTCCAAGCCTTTGTCGGGTTCGCTGGCGATGGTTCACCTCTGGCTGAGTTATTCAATAAGATTCCACAGGTAACTACCGATGCCATGCAGATGGCTTTGGTGCAGGGAATCAGCCTAGGTGAAGGCCCACGCACGGTAGCACGGCGGGTACGAAAGGCGGCTGATATCGGTAGGCAAAGGGCAGAGACTATCGCCCGTACCGAGATGATACGCGCAAGCCGGGAAGCACAGCGGCAACTGTATACGGAGAATCCTTCCGTTACCGGTTACCGGCGGCAGGCTACGCAGGATGCGCGGGTATGCCTTGCTTGCTTGGCATTGTCCGGCACCCTTCAGGCTACAGATACCATCATGCCTTCACACCCGAACTGCCGGTGCGTGATGATACCTGAAACGCTTTCATGGGCAGAGATAACCGGCGATAGTAGCATCCCTGATACCCGGCCAGAGGTTGCCACGGCTGATCGGATTCTTGCTGGATTGTCAGAGTCTGAAAAGTTAGCCATCATGGGGCCTGCAAGGTTTGAACTTTACAAGAATGGGAAACCATTACTCGATATGGTTCAAGTCAAGCAGGATAAGGATTGGGGGCCTACTACAAGCGTCCTGCCGCTGAAGGATATCGGTGGCCCTTTGCGTGTACAACTACCAACGGCACCGAAGACACCGAAGGGCGCTGAGGCTCCTAAGCCTATTGAAGTTGTGAAGCCACCGATCAACCGTGATCCACAGGCGCTCTTGGAAGAGTTTATGAAATTGCGCCCAATAACTAGAACTAACAGACAAATTAAGAAAGAAATTAAAGATTACTATGATGAAAGATTCAGTTGGATGGTTGATTATGTAGATGTTCAGAAAAAAGGAGATCAAACAGACGCACTGTATGCATGGAATAACAACAACGTTAAACGATTAGTTGATCTAGAAGAAGAAGAAAAAAAGTCAATACCTGATAAAGAAACTCTTGAAAAGATGCACAAACTATTGTTTTCCACCGATAAGTTGGAAATAGAAAAATTACATTTTAGTGCTGTGAATGTTACAGAAGACCAGACGATACCAACTGAATTCCACAAGGCTTATAATCAATGTATAGACTATGTAAGCAAGTTTATTGATACAAGACCATTGTCGTTATCGCCAAATAGCTTGCTCGGAGATTATTTGAATTTGAATCAAATGCAAGTATTTATTGATCGTGGAGATTACGGCGGTTATTGTGAGTGGACTGATCTGGGAAGAATTGCACTAAACACCCGTGCTAAACCACTACTGAGTAATTTTGATCCGACATTTGATTCAGACTCGTCATTCCTGACACTTGCTCACGAAATGGTTCACTGGTTGGATGCAAGAGATCCAGCAATGCGTAAAAGAGTTACAACGTTTTATGAAAAACGCACGGCTGGAGACGAATGGGAGCCAAGCCAATATGGTGGCTTGTATAAAAAAGACAAATGGCCAGATGCTTATTCAGGACAAAGATATGAATATTACGAAAAACAAGGGTTAGGCTTGGAAGTACCAACACGTGGAATTGAAATGCTTTTAAATGACCCCTTGTCATTTGCAATAGATGATTTTGATTATTTTAGTTTCATGGTCACAGAGGTATTAGGTACGGGTAAATGAAAGTCATTGTTCGGTTTGACACCGCAGAAATGATTATTGAAAGCCCAGATATATACACACGCCCGAAGATATCTGGCAGACTTTGGGATGCAATGAAGATGACTTCTATTTCTGCATGGCTGACTTTGTATCAACAACCTAGATTTAACATATACGAAGAGATTGACTTTGCTCTGGCATTACAAAAGGATCCATTGATGACCGTGGACTTTGTTGAGCCTATAGATGGTTATAGATCTACAAAAGACTACGTTGTATAGCCTATGTGGGATAGTGAAGCCATGGATCTGCTGACATCTACCGTAGACGGTATCAAGAGCGACAGGCTGGGCTACGTCAAGGGCTACCTGGTTCGCTTTGGCGATACCAAGACCGCCGACCTTGAAGGTGACTTTTTCACGAAGTCAACCGACTACGGCTTTCCGATATCGAAGGGTCAGCGCGTACCGCTCAACGTCTACTACCATCACGGCATGGATAGCATGGTTGGTAAGAAAAGCATCGGTACAGGCTACATCAAGATGG